CCGGGCGCATTTACAAGGTTTATAAAGCTTGGTGCTACGATAACAATAACGGCTATGCAAAAACAGCCGGTGAATTTCGGAAAGGGCTGGCTGATCACCTTGATACAACTTTTGAAGAAATGTCGGTGAAACGCAACAACGGCACCTATTATCGAAATTACACTTTGACGCTGGAGGCAAAGGAACAGTATGCACAGGTTTACGGATATGACGGCACTGAGTTTCTCAGTTAGTGGCAGCAGTGGCAGTACCGGTGGCAGTAAAAATGAGAACTGCCACTGAAAAAATGCCCACAGTACAAGGCTTTTCGGGCTTTAGTGGTAGTGGTGGCAGCACTTTCAACTTCTAAGCCGGACACAAAAAACTTTACATCAAAAGAGAGAGTGATATATAGATTATGCTCTGTGATTACTAACTGACCGAATACTGCCACCACTGCCACTAAACAGCTAAACCCGTTGATATATAAGGCTTTTTTCGGTGGCAGTTGTGAAAATGTCTGCCACTTGTACTGCCACTACTGCCACCACCGGAACAACGGCTTTATGCCTTGGGGTATCAAAATCTCTACAACGTTCCATTCCGGACAGCGGCACAGGCTCTCGTGTAAAAATTCGCATAAGTTTTCAGGGGAATAGCCCCCACAAATAATTTTAGGAGGAATTTATAATGGCAAATTATCCACTCAAAGCAACGAACAAGGAAGGAACGCTACTCCTTCCGAACAACTCGTCCTTCTCTGATGAATACGCAGAGAAAACGTGTGACTTATTCTTAAGAAGCTCTGTCAAGAAAGACGGGCAAGGAAAGCTGCACAAGTATTACCGGCTTCATGCAAAACAGGCACACGATTCCGAAATGGCTCTGGCTTATGATATCCGATGCCCGGAATGCCATGTCGGTATGCTTAAGCAAATTGGCAGACAGCTCAGCTATAACGAACTGGGACTATACAGATGCCCTGTCTGTGACAGAAAATAATGGAGGAAAGATTATGAATACTTACGCTGAAAGATTACCCTATACCGGATCACCGGAATATGACAAACACTTCTGGAACGCTATGCGCGGCAGCAATGGTAGTTACGCTGAACTTACAAAAGGCCGTAATATCGAAACAGGCACCTATGCCATGCCGAACAGCGCTGAAAACAAGTATATGGCGGCACTGGAGAAAGAAAGTCTGTTCCGTAAAATCGCCACAGTTATCAAGGCATACGGCAACGGGTACCGCATTTTCGCCAAAGACAGCAAAGACCTTGCACAGTGGGTGCCTGAAGGCGATTCTATCCCGGTTTACGATGGGTTAGAGGATTTCACCATCAGCAATGTCGACAGTTGGAAACTGGCTGCCATGGTAAAGATGGACGAGGCTTTCGTTCGTGATGCCAGCTTCGACATTGAAAACTATCTCATTAAGCGCTTTGCCAAGAACTTCGGCAGAGCCGAGGACAATGCTTTTATCAATGGAACCGGCATTGAAATGCCCACAGGTATTCTTAATGAAACCGGCGGAGCGGAAGTTGCTGCGACCATTGACAATATAGGCTATGACAATGTTATCGATTTGTACTTCTCTGTAAAACCGGAATACCGCAAAAACGCCGTATGGCTGATGAATGACAAAACCGCTCTTGCCCTGCGTAAATTAAAAGATGAAGCTGGGAACTACCTCTGGCGCGACAGTGATGACACCATCCTTGGCAAAAAGGTAATCATAACCGAGTTTATGCCAGATGCTGTATCTGGCTCAAAGCCCATTGCCTTCGGGGACTTTAGTTATTACTGGATTATCGGCCGAAAGCCTATAAGTGTGCGCACACTCTCTGAGAAGTTCGCTACCTTAGACCAGATCGGGTATCTGGCCTTTGAGTTCCTTGACGGGAAGCTCATTCGTCCGGAGGCAGTTAAGGTAATTCAAATTATATCCGCTACACCAAACGCATAAAGCATTAGACCGGGAGAGTTTATCATTAGATTGGCTCTCCCGGTCTTTTTGTTTTGTATATTTCCGATTTATACCGTATAATCGCATGGTTTTACATAAGTTTTCGGTCGAAATTAGGTTAATTACCCGTTTGAAATCGCTTTTTATTCACACGAAGCCCCACGCCGTTGTCCGCTTTGGATAGTTGTGGAGATTTCAGTACCCCACCGGGTCATCGGAATGCTGAATTGCCGGAAAGGTGCTTTAGTAATACCTTACGTGCAATTTTGTATTCATCGCCTATGAAACCAAGCCGAAGCAGGAAACAACGGAAGGCATATTTGTCATTGTCTGTCTCGGCTACTACAGACACCACACGCTTTTGCTTTCGTGCCATGTAGCACAGCTTTGTAACAAAGGTTGAGTAGGCATTGACCTCGTCCGGCTCCGCTGTAAACGGAAACCATGGAAAGCTGACCGTTGTATCGGTTACTACCGCTTCTAAAGAATCAGCCAGAAACGCTTTCTTCAAGAGAGGCGCTCTGGCTGTTACGATTTGCTGCAGTGTTTCAATATTTGCGTTGGTGAAGAGTTCCCTCGGCATGGAGATTGTGAGTCTGTCCTCGGTCTCAACCGCCTCTCCCACATAGCCACGGTTACGTAAGTATTCAAGCAGAGCAGTTGCCGTTTCGTCCGCCACGCACTCCGGGATTATAAGTTTCCCGTCCCTCTCCAGTATGCAGTCTCCGATTTGATAGTTGCAGGTGGGATAGCCCAAGTACTTGGGTATGGTGTGCAGGGCCACGCTGATGTCCTCGGCCAGTTGCTTTCGGTATTTGCCGGTGATGTTATAGGGTATTGTCGTTTTCATGTAAAATCCTCCGTTCTTTTTATCTACCCGAAAGGCTGTCGCGTTTTACGACTCCCTTTGCTCGATGAGCTGTGCCAGTTGATGCTGAACGTTTCGTTCACCGTCCCAGTTAGCCCCATTCCTCCTTGTTTTCGGTATGTGTATATTCGCTCTAAAGGCACAGAATAGCAAGTCTTTTTCGAGTGATGTATCAGAAAGTTCAAAGTCTTTGCAGGATATCTTCTTATAATGTGCGAAACAGTGTTGTATTTTGGGATATTTTGTGCTATTATATATTTTAGATTATTGTATATTAAAGTTGGAGGCATATTATGGCTACCTCATATAACAAGCTATGGAAACTGCTCGTAGATAAGAAAATGAGCAAAGCTGACTTGCGAAAAGCCTCCGGCGTGTCTCCAAACACGATGACAAAGCTACGCCGGGACGAGCCGGTTATGCTTAATGTGTTAGATAAGATATGTAAAACATTGGGCGTTAACTATGGCGATATCGTTGATTATATTGCGGATGAAGATGGGAGGGATGAATCATGATTGATAAAAAACAAATGTCAGAAGAAGACATAAAGTTGCGGTTCATTACTCCTGCTATAACGAGAACGTGGGATATATCGCAGATTACGATGGAAACTAAAATCACAGACGGGAAAATTAGCTTGAAAGGCAATCTTGTCCACCGTGAAAAGCCGAAATATGCCGATTATGTCCTATATCTGAATAACAGTACACCGATTGCCATCGTTGAAGCAAAAGACAATAATCATACGGTTTCGTACGGTCTGCAACAGGCCATGACATATGCCAAAATGCTCGATGTACCTTTTGCCTATAGTTCCAATGGTGACGGCTTTACGGAACACGATTTTCTAACCGGGCTTGAACGGAATGTCGATATAGATGCATTCCCGTCTCCGGATGAGCTACTTGCCCGCTTGAAGGCTGAAGCCAACTCTGGTTCCGGTTTGACAGACACAGAAGAAACAATCATAAATCAACCGTACTATACAAGCCTTAACACCTATGCTCCGCGATATTATCAGCGCGTGGCCGTAAACAGGACGCTTGATGCTATTGCCAGAGGGCAGGACAGACTCCTGCTTGTTATGGCAACGGGCACAGGTAAAACATACACCGCCTTTCAAATCGTATATCGTTTGCTTAAAAGCGGCATGAAAAAGAAGATTCTTTATCTGGCGGATAGAAATATTCTTGTGGACCAATCGATACAGCAGGATTTTGCGCCGCTTGAAAAGACAATTCATAAAATCAATTTTGCGAAGGATGACCCAACGACAATCACATCGCATGAAGTTTATTTCGCACTCTATCAACAACTTGTTGGCACAAGTGACGATGAAGATGATGATGGCGATGTGAACGAAGAAGAATTCAAAGAAAGGGTATCGAAATTCTTTCAGCCGGATTTCTTTGACTTCATTATTGTGGACGAGTGTCATCGCGGTTCAGCAAAAAGGGACAGCAACTGGCGCAAGATACTTGAGTATTTTTCATCGGCAACGCAGCTTGGTATGACCGCTACGCCAAAGGAAACCAAGTATATCTCCAATATTGACTATTTCGGAGAGCCGATTTATACATACAGTCTGCGTGAAGGCATTGAAGACGGATTTCTTGCCCCATTCAGAGTAATTAATATCAAAACCAATATAGGTGAAGGTTGGCGTCCGTTCAAAGGTCAGTGTGATAAAAACGGTGTACCGATTGAAGACCGCATATATACAAACAGCGATTACGATTATAACATTGTTCTTGAAGACCGCACGAATGAGGTCGCAAACGAAATAACCGAATATCTGAAAAGCACAGGTAGAATGCAGAAGACCATTGTTTTCTGCGCTACCGAAGAACACGCCGAGCGGATGCGGATGGCCCTGTCGAACTTGAATGCCGATATGGTTAAGGCAAACCCCAATTATGTAGTCCGCATTACAGGTTCTGATGATTACGGAAAAAGCAAGCTGAAGTATTTTATATCCGCTTCAGCCGAATATCCCGTAATTGCCACAACATCAAAGCTTTTATCCACCGGTGCCGACTGCAAGATGACAAAGCTGATTGTACTTGACCAGATGATAGGCTCGATGACGGAGTTCAAGCAAATTATCGGGCGCGGCACCCGTATCCGTGAAAAAGAAGGCAAAACTCATTTCACAGTTATGGACTTCCGCAATGTTACGCGTCTTTTCGCTGACCCGGATTGGGACGGCCCTATAGAACAAGACCCCGATTATCCCGGCAAGAGCGGAGGAGATAACCCACCGCCTCCAACTCCGCCTACACCACCGCAACCACCGAAAGACAAGCCCATCATTACACCCGATGGCTGCCGTGTTGAGGTTACGGGAAAAACTGTCGCTATATACGATGCAAACGGCAAGCTTCTCCGTCAGGAGAGCATCATAGACTACACGAAATCCAATATTCTCGGCCAGTACGCTTCTCTGGATAATTTTATACGCACATGGACTGCTGGGGAAAAGAAAGAAGCCATACGCGACCTGCTCCGAGAGCAAGGTATAGACCTTGAGCAAATGAAAGCCGACCAGGGGATGAGCGATGTCGATGATTATGATTTTATCTGCCATGTTGCCTTTGACCTCAAGCCCCTTACCCGCAGAGAACGCGCCGATAATGTAAAGAAGCGTGATTTCCTTAGCAAATACAGCGGCGTTGCTCGTCAGGTTCTGGAAGGGCTGCTTGATAAGTATATGAATTCGGGTATATATGAAGTTGAAAATATTGCCGTTTTGAAGCTTGATCCGTTTATCAAAATCGGAACAGTCGCAAAAATTGTCAAGCAATTCGGCGGTAAGGATGCTTATATTGCGGCAATTAAAGAACTTGAAAAAGAATTATATGAGGTAGCTTGAAGATGAGTAATATATCAGGATTTGTAAAACGCATTCGTGATATCATGCGTAACGATGCCGGTATAAACGGCGATGCGCAGAGAATTGAGCAGATTGCATGGATGCTGTTTTTAAAGGTTTATGCTGTTAAAGAAGAAGACTGGGAAATCAATGAAGATGAATATCGCTCCATAATTCCGGAGAACTGCCGCTGGGCAAACTGGGCACACGATGACAAGAGCGGTAACGCCATGACCGGAGATGCGCTGCTCAACTTTGTCAATAATACACTGTTCCCGACGCTTAAGTATCTGACGGTCACACCGGATACTCCTATCAAAAAATCCATTGTCAAAACCACCTTCGAGGACGCTAATAACTATATGAAGGACGGTGTTCTTCTCCGTCAGGTTATCAATGTTATTGATGAACTTGACCTTTCGGATTATAACGAAATCCACGCTTTCGGCGAGATATATGAGTCTATTCTCAAGGAACTTCAAAGCGCGGGTTCATCCGGCGAATTTTATACACCCCGTGCCGTAACAGATTTCATGGCGCAGATGATTAAGCCGAAAATCGGCGAAAAGATGGCGGATTTTGCTTGCGGCACAGGAGGCTTCATAACAAGCTGGCTCAAACAGCTTGCCCCGCAAGTGAAAACCACCGAAGACCAAAGCGCTTATGACACATCAATCTACGGAATTGAGAAAAAGCAATTCCCGTATATGCTGTGCATTACAAATATGCTGCTGCACGGTTTGGATATTCCGCGCATTTATCACGACAACTCTCTGCT